GTAGTATCTTACTCTCTAGCATTTCGCAGAACTCATCCCACAAAGGCTTGTCGTTTACTAACTTCTGTAGTTTCATCTGTCAGGCCTCTGGACTAAGCCGCCTTTGTTTAACCTTAGCTTGGCTCTCGTAGGGTCTAACTTTAAATCTTTAATGTTAAGAGACTTACCTTTTAGTATATCTACACTATCTTCAGCTTTAGCTACCCTTTTAGCTATACTACCATTCGGAAAACGATCTGCTAACTGGCGGTCTTTAGGGCTAATGTAAGTCTCATACTTCAGATCTTTAGTACCAATTTTAACTTGATTACCAAGCTCAGCTTTTAGTTGCTTCAAAGCTTTATCAAACGCTACAACATATGTATTGTGAAAGCCTGAGCCTTTAGTAATAGCTTTTCTATATTCATCACTATCTACAGGAAAACGCTTAGCTGCTAACTTCTCTATAGGAGGTAGTACAATCTCATCAATACCTTTACCTTTAGCATCAGCAATGATAGACTGTAGTAGTACTCGTACTGAATCAGTTAAACTTGTGAGAGGCGTATCTTTTTTACTTACAATACGACTAGCCTCGCCTACCAAAGTTAAAACGTCTACATTGACTTCTCCTAATATATTGTCTTTGCCTGAGAAGTTATATATGAAAGAATTTTTAACTAGCATTGCATCAAACATTAGTTTTAGAGCATTGGACCTATTAACACCTTCGGGATCAAAACCCTGATCTTTGAATAGTTTTTGAATAGCTGTTGATGTTTGATCCACTGAAAGCTTTTTATCAGTAGCTATTGGTAAGTACTTATTAAATACAAAGTCTTCATAATCTTCAAATAGAGTTCCCGGAGAATCAAACTCAGGCTTAAAAGCTATATCATCCATATTAGATTTAAACTTTACCCTCAACTCTTCTGTAGCCTTAGCAAGAGCTTTGCTAGGATTGTCTGAAAGGTTTTGTATTGCATCAGACTGAAGCTCTTCAATGAAGATGTAATCAGCATCCATAGAGTAATCGCCCTTCAAGCCACCTGCATCTATGCTTTGTCTTACACTATAACGTGTGTGAGCAAGGTTAGAACTTCCGTAGTGAGTCATAAGACCTAAGTCTTTAGATGTAACGTCTACACCAACTTCCTCATATCCTACTTCTATATCTACTAGGTCATCCTGCCTCTGCGTAGATTTGTACTTAGTAGGCTTACGTAGTGCACTAATTTCCATAGGCTCCATCATTGAGTCTTCAAGTGCTTGGCGTGTAGTGTAACGCTCCTCAGGATCTAACTTAAACTCACGGAACTCCATCTCACTCTTGGATACCTTAGGTGCCCTTTTACGCACAAAGGCTTCAATGTTCTCTCCTCTAGTACCTCTAGTCCCACTAATAGGAGCATTCTCAATAGCACTCTCGACAGGACTATAGAAGCTTGCAACAGCAGATGCGTCTGGATTAGCGACATCTTCAAGAGTTTCGTCTGTCTGCTTAAACATAGGATTAAACTTAGGGTTATCTGTGATACCCAGTGCAGAGCTAAGCTCTTTAGCTATGAGTCTACTTAGTCCAGCCATTACTGTACGTTCCCACTAAAGCCTTGCTCTCCGGGCGCTGCAGCTGCACCAATGCCTATGTTACCACCTCCACCACCTGTCATGTCTTGTGGGCCTGCAGGGCCTGCTCCTTGAAGCGGAGGAACACCTGCTGGTGGAGCACCCTCTGGTCCCGCTGGGGGAGCATTAGGGTCAACTGCTACAGGAGGAGCTTGGAAGCCCTTAAGTATCTCTGCCTGTATGGCTGCGTCTTGAATAGAGTTAGTTACTTTATCAGGATCAAGATCCATGCTAACAGCAATCTCACGTATGATGTAATCCATCTTAGCAAACGGTGCCAGTGTTGGGTTCTGTGCAACCTGCAAGAACTGCATCAAGCGTTGGCTACGTACTTCGTTAGCCATCAGAGACTCAGTACCTTGGGCTTTAACTTCTAAGTCACCCTTGATCTCAGGGTCATAGTCAAACTGCATGTTGAAGCTAAAGAAAGCTTTGCCTAGTGGGTTGAGCAGGTAGTCATCTACGTTCTTAATGACAGTACGAATAGACCCGTTAGCTGCTGACATAAGCATAGAGATACCAGAAGCGGTACGTCCTACGCCCGACACACCTGTCTGACCGTGAGCAAAGCTAGGGAAGCCAGTTGATTCGTCTGCAAGTACTCGTGCCTTGTCAAACAACTGCATGTTCTCACCCGCAACGTTAGGGAACGATGTACCAAAGATAGCCTGACCCGGTGCACCACCTTGACGCCTAAACACTTTTCCGGGATATACTGACAAGTCTTGACCGGGTACTAGGTTAGTCTCATCTACTTCAATGAGCAAGTTACCTGACAGCACAGCATTGTCCACCGCCATACGCATGAAGCCATTCATGAGTGTCTGGGTGTCATCCATGTTCTCAGCTATACCTACGCCAAAGAAGCTGTAAGGATTGACTTCGTATGGTACAGCGTAGTAAGGAATGAGTGCAGGCTTGAATGGGTTCATAACCATACGCAAGACATTGCCGTTACATACCCACAAGTTTACGTTAAGCTGCTCAGCATCTTTAAGTGCACGAGGAATGTCTATGTCATGATCTTCTAATACTTCACGATCTACAAAGCCCCAGAACTCTTTTACGTCATAGCGTTCCGCTTTAGTGCCACTCTCATCGTCCTCCATGACTTGCTCCCACCACTTCTTCTCATAGGATTCACCCATCTTGAGAGAGTTGTCGATAGCGTTATCACGAAAGAAAGGGCGTCCCTTAAGGGCACGAAGCTGTGAGCGAGACATCTTGTGACGCTCAACAATGTACTCTGCCTCATCCATGTTAGATGCATCAGGGTCAGGGTAGAAGTTCCAGATAGATACATTGCTTGTAGAAGGTACAGTCTTTATAGTAGGGTCGTAGTTACCTTGGTCATCCCAATTAGGGTACTCTTTGTTTACAGCAAAGGGGCCTTTCATTATGCCTGTACCAAACAAGGCACACTCAAATGCAGCAAGGCGAAGCTGTTTGTTGGCTCCGCTTTCTTCTAACTGGTCGTGTATCTTCTTCTGCATCTTCTTAGCTGCAACCTTAGCTGGGCTAATAGTAATAGCAGTAGGCGTAGTTCCCGGACCTTCAATGACCTTATCCTGTACAGGACCAAGCTTATTAGCTAAGGCACCCATACGTTCCTTAAGCTGTGGCATTGTTTCACCGGGAGCAAGACGATCTTCCTCATTAGTAAACGGTGTAAAGGCTTTCTTTACAGTGTCGAATGCTTCTTCTGCAGCTGGGTCAGGGTTGGAGTCAAAGTGTACAGTATCAGCTACGCCCTCAGGAAGAGTAGTAGGATCTACGACAATAGGAAACTTCTTGTTACCAAACAGTACGTCAACAATCTGACCGTATGCAGCTAGAGTTTTAGTCTTAGTTACTTTTACAAATACACGAGAGCGTTCTGCCTCAGTGAATTGTACTTGGGGGCTATACAAGCCACGGTAGTTACGGTATGCTTTTAACCAACGTTCTTCATCTTGGCGTCTGGCGTCTTCTGCCTTTCGGAAACGATTCTCTACAAAGGATAGGATACTACCAACGGAAGCATCAGCTTCATATGAGTCTTTCTTTACGTCTTCAATAAAAGAGGATTCAGAAGATTCAATATTCTCTTCGTAGCTATCGTCAAAGTCTTTAGGGTCCATACTCAATATCCAAATGTTGGATCAGACGCTTGAAAGCCTGATCTTGATGTTGCTGGATCGTAGTCAAATAAAGAGCTACGGGGTCTTGTCATAATACCATATCGTAAAGCGTCATACAAGTGGTCTTCTGCATTTGTATCAACGTCTTCTGGGTTACGTTTATCTAAGGGTATACTAGGTAGCTGAGCTACAAGGTTAGTACAATGGTTAAACATAACTAAACGAGGTTCCTCTGTAAACTCATCTACCTGTAGTCTCCTGTGTAGTTCGTTCTTACCAGCTACACGAGAGCCTTTGGAACGGTCAGAGGGACGCCAGCGACACCCTCTCATATTCATTTGTTCTGCCAGAGAGGGGCCAGTATCACCACGTTTATGCCACAAACTACTGTCAAGGACACCGTAACGAACACCACCATCACCAGATTCTGCTTCTAAGATCATGTCAGCTAAGTCTATTGCTGTAACCTTAGAGCAGTATAACTCTCTATATATTACTAATTGCTCAGAAGGACTGACTGCAAACCAGACAACCCCTGTGTAACTACCGTAGCCATAGTCACATGCCCTGAACCTTGCCCAGCCTCTAGGTATATCGTAAGGCTCAACTACGTGAATAGCACGGTTAAACTCTGGGAACGCTGCACCTTCGTTTACATCCCAATCACCATCAAGCAATCTCTTACGTTGCTGCTCAGGTAGTGACAGAAGCATAGTCTCGTAGTCACCACTATCAGCTAGGTATGGATTATCAAACAAACTAGCAGGGATAAACTTACGTTTGAATAGAGGTTGATCTTCCTTCTTGTGACCTTTAGGGTAGCGTAGTGTCTCGCCTGTCTCTATGTTAGTAGCCCAGAACGAATGGTTAGGCGTTGCAGGATCAATAAACATCTTCTTGACCCAAGCGTGACCCGGACCTCCGGGGTTAGTAGTAGCTCTCATGTACAGACCTAACTCAGGTGCTGCAGATCTTAAGCGACTCCTCATGTAATCCCACGCGAAGCTAGAGGACCACTGAGTCAACTCATCGAAGGCTACATAGTTAAACGCCTGTCCTTGGTAACGCATAACGTCAGTGTCTTTATCCAAGTAAGACATCCAGAGCCTACCGCCTTGAGGTGTAGTCCATTGAGACTTTCTCTCTGACCACTTAATACCCGGTATTGCTTTAGGGTATAACTCTTGGCTCTTCTGTATAAGCTCACGTAGTTCTTCTGTAGTGTGTCGTACCAGTAGCCCACTAAAGTCTTTGTTACCTAAGTTACGCAGAGGGTCAGCTAACGTAGCGTAACTCTTGCCACCACCAGCTGCTCCACCATACAGTACCTCACGTTCATTAGCTGCTAGGTAGCTTGTCTGTGGGCCGGGATTAGGTTGAAAGACTACTTCTTGTGCGAACTGTACGTCATAAGGCTCAGGTGATGCTGTTGCATATACCCTATGCTTAAACTTTGTCTCTTCCTTCTTCGTAGGTGTAGTAACCAATTCTTTCTTTTTCGAGAGCTTCGTATTGGTGTATCGTTTCTTCGAGCCAGATGGCAAGCTTACGCTTAATTGCAGCAAGTGATTTACGTCTTCGCTCGACATCTATACGTTTCTTAAGTCCATCATGAGTTATGCGTCTGCCTGATTGTGTAGTTAGCCAAGCAGATACTTCCCTGTAACTATACTGCTTTAGATGCTTCTTTGCAAGCTCTAATAATTCTAATTGCCTAGAAATAGGACTTAGCCAAGTATCATCTGTAGGGTCTATCTCGTAGCCAAATGGCACAGACCTTTTAGATAACCTTGGTACTCGCTCCCAGTTCTTTATATTGCTAGGCTTTGGTAACATCCAATAGCCTAACTCAGTCTTTTCAAAGTTAGTCTTACGCCTCATCGCCAGTACTAGACTCCTTTGGTGGCAAGATAAACAAGCCGCCACTAGACTCTACTGCAACCTTCTCAGTTTTAACTAGACCAGAACGATCCAGTACTTGCCCTGCTGCAATCATACGTTCCTTAACGCCTAGCTGCGTAGGATCATCCAAAGCCGACCCGTAAGCAATAGCAGCTTTTGGACCCAATCTTGACATGTAGCTTTTAGTAGCTTCAAATATTTCATCTTTAAGAGCCTCTGTAATAGATCGTGTAGGTGTACCATCACTATAGCCAGCTAGACGCTTAGCCATAACAACATCGCCAGCAGCCTCTTCAAAGAGTGCCTCTAGAAACTTTTGTTGGTTCTCTGTTAGCTGCTTAGCCATTTACTTATTGCCTTTAACTATTGGTTAGTATGTGTAGTTATAACATGTTAGTAATAAAAATGCAACTAACTTTTAACACTCACACTTAGTGCATGGACATTCACGATTAAGAACTGCACACAAAATACGCTTAAGATATTTTCTCATGTTTTTTTCCTATACGGTTTTACTTTAGCTGCAACCTTCTTAGGTTGAGCTACGTTCTGTTTACCAGCAGCAGTGCCTTTACGTTTCGCCTTAGTTGTAGCAGCATACTCAGATGAGCTAAGAGACTTAATAGCTTTCTTAGGTAAGTATCTTTCACCTGTAGCTTTTGGCCCTTGTGTAGAAGGCTTACCACTCTTGGTAGTCCAATCCTGTTTAGTCCAAGACTTAAGACTTTTTTGGCTTTTTGCTAGGGCCATCTGCTTTTACCTTTGCTGCTTTGCTCAAATCTTTATAATGAAATAGCTTTACGCTTGTCTTACTGTGAGCCTTACCAGTATGCAAAGAACCGTCAGGCATCTTGTGAGTACCGCCCTTGTGTTCCGTACCGTCTTTCTTATAGTGCTTTACGCCCTTCATGATGTGTATCCCCCGCCTTTAGCTTTGTATTGTTTAGCGACCATCTGTGCTTTCCTACCTGACCACTGGCCGGGGCTTCCTCCTTTGCCGCCAGCCTTAACGGATGCCACAAGAGACTTACGCATAGTAGGCTTAGTATAATT